CTCGAAAACGCACTGACGAAAGCCGTTGCTGAGATCGATAGTGTCTATGAATTCACCGCAGCTGCCGCTCGTGGTTCCGCCAAGTTGGACCCGGTCGAAAAGGAAGCTCGCAAGCAGGCTCGCGAACTCCTCAAGAACCACCTCGCAGAAACCGGCCGCAAACTTACCGTCTCGCCGGACGATGTATCCGACGAAGATTGGGCCGAGAAGATCGAAGCCGAAGTCGATCGTATCTCTGCGATCCCCGAGGTCATGGAAGCTGCCCGCGAAGCAGTCGATGCTCGCCAGTCCCGCGCCCAGAAGATGCAGGAAGCTCTTGGCAGCGTAACCGTATAGAGCAGATAGGGTTAGTTGCTTAACGCCCTATTTCGCTCGATCCCCTGCTGCTAGGTGACTCCGGCGGCAGGGGATTTTTACCACCAGGAGATCCCACCATGAAAATCACATTCACCCTCGTAGGCGCATCATTCCGTACTTCCGCTGACCGCGAACAACTACGAACCGCTGAGATAGGCGACACCGTGGAGCTGGAGGCCGACCCTGATAATGAATATGACGCCCATGCTGTGCGCGTGTTACTCAACGAACATCATATCGGCTTCATCCCTCGTTGGGAAAACACCGCCATATTCAGGCACATTGCACAAGGCGGTGACTACACCGCTGGCATCGTCAGTTTCTTTTCTGTAATCAAGCCGACGATTGAGATCATCCTGTGAAGGAAGAGCTGCTCGAATTACTCTACTCCGCAAATAATTCCGAGATATATTTGCGTTGAGACAACCAGCGCTGAGATGCTCCGGCAGAAGCTATACGCTGTGCGCCGTGAATATGATGGAGAGTTCGATCAGCTATCGTTTATCATCAGCCCCATGAACAGGGCAGACCTATGGATAGTTAATAAGGAGCAGGGCAATGGCGAAGAATGATATGCTACAAAAACATACATTAAACTTACGCGCCGGTGACATGGAGAAGCTACGGGATTTCTTCCCCGACCTACCTGCTTCTTCCCTCATCCGCACAATCATCAGCCGGTATGTTGACAGCATGGAAGGCAACGTACCATCGACGGAGGTAGATATAAGCATATGACAGACATCACAGAACTTTTCGCACGTGATCCACTATCCCTGTCCAAGCAAGACATTGGCGTCATCGTAGCAAAGTTTCGCGAAAGCCGTAAGGCGTTCAACCTGGGCAACGCCCGGGCCGGTAGCACGAAGCCGCTCACCGCGAAGCAGAAAGCCACCGACGCACTGGCCGCGAAACTCACCAAGGCTGATGTTAAGATCAGTATATAGGAGTCACCTAATGCTTAAATCATTTGACGCAGATGGTATACAATTCGGATGGGACAGCACGTCCATCAAGTCCGTTGAAAAATGCCTCCGCTATTATTTCTACAAACATATTGAAGGCTGGCAGCCACGGCGCAAGTCAGTCCATCTCCTCTTCGGCGGATGGTACGCATCAGCGCTGGAGTCATACCACAACTATGTTGCGCAGGGTATGCCGCCGGAAGATGCTGTGCATGAAGTCATCGCTGAAGTAATGATCGAGACTTGGGAGTATGAGGCTGACGACGCTGGCGATCCCATCCCAGGCACCGGCCACCCATGGGAGTCCGAGCACAACGCAAAGACCCGCGCCAACCTCATTCGCACTATCGTCTGGTACCTCGACCAGTTCGGTGAAGACGATACCTGCCAGACGGTTATCATGGCCGATGGAGCCGCCGGTGTGGAACACAGCTTCCAGCTAGACGTTGACAACGGCGTCATATTCTCCGGCCATATAGACAGGCTCGTTGAGTTCGGCGGCAAGACTTACGTCCAGGATCAAAAGACTACCGGCACGACAATCACCCAGCGCTTCTTTAACCAGTTCAACCCCGACACTCAGATGTCCATGTATACATTCGCAGGTAAAGCGTTGTTCGGCATCCCGGTCGCAGGTGTAATGATCGACGGGGCGCAGATAGCAGTCGGCTTTACTCGCTTCGAGCGTGGCTTTTCTTACCGCGATAGCGGCTCCCTAAACGAGTGGTATGACGATGCTATGTATCACGTTGAGGCTGCGCGCCATGCAACGCGGGAAAACTTTTTCCCAAAAAACACCGCGAGTTGTGGTAACTACGGCGGCTGTGAGTTCCGCCATATATGCAGCCGAAGCCCTTCCGTGCGGGAGCAATTCTTAAAGGCGGACTTTGAGAAGCAACCTCGGTGGGACCCACTGGAGTCTAGATAATGCTACCAACAATTAAATGGTCACTGCTAATGGTACGTAACCCCTCACGAAAGTGGTGGCAGTTTTGGAGGCCTAAAAAAATACGCGCGAGAGACGCTTTAATAAACAACTTAACCACCCGTAACTCTTTGTACGCTGAGATGGATAGGAGACATAATGATGCACCGTGAATTAACCCTTCGTATATCCCCACCTTCCCCCACGCTGGAGCGAAATATCAAACAGCTTATCGAAGCTGAGTATAAAATCACCCAGCAAATTGGGCAGAACGTAAACAACGAGACATACCTTTACCTACAACTGGAGTCAAAAGATGCCAACCTTAGATAACCATCAGTCGTCTCGCTACACAAAAATCCTCTACATAGGGGATAGCAGCTCCGGCAAGACGGGCAGCCTCGTCTCCCTACTAGCCGCAGGTTACACCTTCCGCATCCTCGATATGGATAACGGGCTGGATAGCTTCGTGGCATACGCAAGGCAGGAAGGCCTCGATCTTTCCAAGGTAACTTACGAAACCATCCGCGACAAATATAAAAGCACAAAGTCCGGCCCGAAGATTGACGGCACACCGCAAGCCTTCGTCAAGGCTATGGACGTTATGACAGACTGGTCAGAGCATGAAGATGACAAATGTATCTTCGTCCTCGACAGCCTATCAGCATTTTCCCGTGCCGCCTTCGCATGGGCCAACAACCTAAACCCAACTGCGAAAGACAAGCGGCAGATATTCGGTGTCGCCCAAGGCGCGGTCGAGGATGCTATCGCGCTGATAACCGGCGATGAGTTCAAGATGAGCGCTATCGTCATCAGCCATATCAACTACCAAGAGTCTGACGCAGGGGTCACTAAAGGTTTCGCCAACGCGGTCGGCAAGGCACTCGGCCCCATCCTACCTCGCTACTTCAACACCATGTTGCTGGCCGAGACAACCGGCCGGGGTGAAAAAACCAAGCGCAAGATCAAGACAATGCCCACCGGAGTCGTGGACCTCAAAACCCCCGTCCCAGGCATTGAAGCAGAATTTCCTCTCGAGACCGGCATGGCTACAATCTTTGCCAAACTTCGAGGTGAAAAGGGTTAACGGTTCTACCCGCAGCTAAACGAACCATCAATAGGAGTACACTTTAATGGCTAATAATTTCGCAGACATTCTCAACAAAAAGGCAGCCGACATTGAGAAGCCACCTCTCCCACCGCAGGGAACTTATCGTTTTGTTATCAGCAAAATTCCTGAGTTCACCGAAGCGGCATCGGGCGAGTGGGATATTCTCAACGTCCTCGTCCAGGCGGTTGAGGCCATGGACAACGTAGACCTTGAGGACTACAAGGGTGAGGTCACTGGCATCCGGCTCCGCAAGTCTTTCCTCTTCAACAAGAACGATGAAGTCGAATTTGCGAAAACCGAATACCAAGTTCGTCAGTTCCTTGAGAACCACCTCGGCATCCTCGAAGACGACATGTCGATTGGCGAAGCACTTAACGCCTGCAAAGGCGCGGAGTTCCTCGGCGATGTATCGTGGCGCGAAGACAAGCGCACGGAAGGTGACTTCCAAGCCGACATTGGACGCACCGCCCCGGTTGAGTAGTAGTTGCGTAGTACAGGCGGGGGGCTTCGGTCCCCCTCCTACCTTCAGGAGACAATCCCATGAACGTAAATATTTACACGAAGAACGGATGGCTCACCCGCACCTCCCAGTTCTCGTCAGACTTTGAACTCGCCAAGCCATTCACTTTAACAGAAGCCATCACCACCTGCGCCCGCTTCAAAGCCAACGGCGTTATAGCCGTGCCCGTGCGGCAGGATGATGTGGAGTATCTAGCATGACCAGTGCAAATTTCCGCTCCTATCCCATCAGCGATATCGTCACCGAGCGCGAGACACGCCAGCGGAAAGAGCTCAAAGGCATAGAAGAACTTGCCGACAGTATCGCCCGCCTCGGCCTCATCCATCCCATCGTCATCAGCAATGATGGCATCCTCGTCGCTGGTGAGCGCCGCCTTACCGCTTGCACCATCCTAGGCTGGGACAACATACCCGTTCAGTTCGCAGAAGACCTCGACGAGTACACGCTGCAATGCATCGAGCTGGAAGAGAACGTCAAACGAAGCGACCTATCGTGGCAGGATGAAGTCGCAGCAGTCGCCCGTCTCCACGACCTAAAATCCTCCAACGAGGAAAACTGGTCGGCCATCGACACCGCAAACTTCATAGGCGCAAGTCCTAGCTACGTTGAAAAACGCTTGCAGGTTGCTAAGGCAATGGACAACGCTGTTGTGTCAAAGGCGGAGACATTCTCAACCGCCCACAACATAACCAAGCGCGACGGTGAGCGCAAAAAATCTTCCGCTATGCTTGCCGCAGCAGCGTCCATTGACAGCATCGTCAGCCCTGACACACCAGCCGCCGCTCCAGTCACCATCCCGCTCATCAACGAAAGCTTCCTAGATTGGCAGGCCGCCTACACTGGAAGTAAGTTCAACCTCATCCACTGCGATTTCCCTTACGGCATTAACGTGGCGGACGCCCCTCGTATGTCGGCGGGCATGGCAGATCACTACGCCGATAGCCCCGACATTTACTGGGCGCTAGTCGCGGGACTCATGTCAGCTATGGATAATGTAGTCGCCGACAGCGCACACCTTATCTTCTGGTTCAGCCCGAAGTTCTACTGCGACACCCGCCAGCAACTTGAGCGCATGGGGTGGACGTTAACCGACTACCCGCTTATCTGGCACAAGTCCGACGGTGCTGGCGTTGCCCCCGATCCTCAGCGCGGTCCCCGCAACACCTATGAGATGGCGTTCTTCGGCCACCGTGGCGACCGTAAGATTGCCGCCGCAGGAACAAAATCAAATAGCTTCGCCCATCCAGGTAAGCGCGGCGAGGCTATCCACGTCAGCGAAAAGCCCTACCCAATGATCCGGCATTTCCTTTCCATGCTATGCGATGAATACAGCCACGTCCTCGACCCCACCTGCGGGAGCGGTAATGCACTTAAAGCCGCAGAAGATCTCGGCGCATCCCGCGTACTTGGTATCGAA